ATAGGCTCGAATAAAAACCTTGTTGAGGCCGTTGATGTTTTAACAACTACCTACGATGCGCTGATGCTTGAATGTCAAGTTAAGAGAATTGATTTTCTGAAGATTGATACAGAGGGACACGATTGGGCCATCCTACAAATGGTAAATTATGAGGGGGCACTTCGTCCTCAAATAATTAAGGCTGAAACAAAACACTTAGGCGCCAATAAAGAGTTGGCAGTTAAGTTTTTAGAAGACCGCCATTATTTAGTGTATCAAGAGAGAGACGACCTGTATGCAATAAATATAAAATTATGAAAAAAGATTTATCGGTTAACACTATTTGTGCTGTGTTTTGCAAGGTCAACAGCACGAACCTATTGGATTTATATACCCGAAGTAGAGAGCGTCGTATCGTAGAGACACGCAGGATGATATGGGGATACCTTCGAGAGAATACGCCCATGACCCTTAACGAGTTGGGAGAACTATTTAATAGGGACCATTGTAGCACCATTCACAGCGTGTCAAAGCACAGGGTGGCAACATCTCTATCGCCAAAGGGAGCGCCCTATGATTTAGATTATACCAAAAAATATATGGATGCAATCTCGGAGATAAGGATTTTAACTGATGAGATGCTTAGCAAGCTCATATACCGCGACTATATGCTGACATACTACTGCCCAGCCACGGACGAGTACATAGCGCCAGTTGTCAAAGCGACGTCCTTGCGGGAGGCAATACAAGAGTACGAGTTTTATAACCCAATCACCGATGAGGAACTTGTACTCGCTAAAGCCTTATGATAATATCAGATAAATACAAGTGCATCTTCATTCGCATCCCTAAGACTGGGAGCACTACGATTGAACAGATGTTTATTGATGCCGACCCAAAATGTATATCATCAGACAATGAGCACCCTCCCTATGGACACCAGGGACACAAAGCGTTAAGGGAAATTTCTGGAGAATATCGTTGGAAAAATTATTTTAAGTTTGCATTTGTTAGAGACCCATATACTTGGTTTTTAAGCAATTACTCGGACCACAAGAATTTTACATTAGATGAAGTTTTTGGTGTTCATGAAATCCTTAATGAAAGACATTCACTTCCAGAGCTTTGTGATAACATAGTCGATGCACCGAAGGCGCTTGCTTTGGTCTCAATGATTCAGTTTTGGTATCATGGAGATTTTGTAGGCGGTAAGTACGATGTGATGACAAGCCAATCGGCTTGGATTTCAGATGATATAGATTTTATTGGAAGACTAGAGACATTTGAACAAGACTTAGGAATTGTAGCAAAAACCATTGGTCTTGAGTTGCCTAAAAAATTAGAAGAAAAAAACAAAAGCTATTCAGAAAGACTAGAACTTAGTCAAGATGCAGTTCGCTTGATTACCGCCATATACCATGATGACTTTGAAAGGTTCGGCTATGAGCGAAGAAAATAACGAAGGCCAAATGATTTACCTACACGCGGCACAGGTATTTTGGCACACCAAACTTGGAAAGAAGCTAGTGTCAAACACTAAGGGCACTGAAGAGATGCCCATCAAGTTTGTGTCAAGGGCAAAAAACACTCTTGACATAAACAGGTTCCCAGAAACAATGAACTCCTTGCAGATGGCGCTTTTTGGTAATAGGAAGGTGCACAACTTTAGGGTAATTAAATTATACAGCAGCAAGCCAATATCCAGGTCGTTTGCCTATTTAGAAAAAGATTACGAACAGAATTTCCAATGACTACCATAACTATGTTTGAGTCCGTCACCAAGACGGACAAACCGCACTTCATAGACGTAGTGGCGGCATTGGATAGAATCGTATCGGGCAGGAGCGCCGAGAACGTCCTTGCCATCAGGGCAGGCAATGCGGAGCTAAAGAAGTCCCTCCCCGTTGCATTGTTCTCTGGCACCTTCTCCGTCCGAAAGGATGATGCGCTAGAGGCTCATAGCGGGCTCATAGTCCTTGACTTTGACCACGTAAGCGCAGAGGCCTCAAAGGCCCTGCTTTCTACAGATGAGTACGTCTACGCATGCTGGATATCTCCATCGGGACAAGGACTCAAGGCTCTTGTTAAGATAAGCAACCCCGAGAGGCACAGAGAGCATTTTAGAGCCCTTCAGACGTACTATGAGAGCACCTATGGCCTAGAGGCTGACCCATCCGGAATAAACGAATCTAGGGCGTGTTTTGAGAGTTACGACCCCGAGCTAGTGCGTAACGACAATAGTAAGGTGTTTGGGGGCATGCTAAAGGAGCAGCAGGAACATCAGGTAGCCCACATGCAGGAACTCCACACCGACTACGAGAAGCTTAGCGTTGTTGCTAGGATGGTGCGCCGAGCCCAGGATGGCGAGAAGCACGCAGTATTGCTCCGTGCCGCCATTCTTTGTGGCGGCTACGTCGCGGCAGGTAGGATGGAAGAGGATGAGGCAGAGAGGGTGCTGCTCAGAGAGATAGAAAAGAAGAGCAACGTCGAAAACATATCTCTTGCCAAGACTACAATTAAGGACGGCATTGCCGAGGGCAAAAAGATTCCCATCCGCGATGTCATAGAGGACGAGGCACGGATACGCCGAGAGATGCAAATCAACGATGGAGATATGTCGTTTATATCTTCAGACGACACCGACTACAACTGGATTGAGAAATTCGCCAAGGGAGATATAATAAGAGGACTTAGCACCGGGTTTGAGATACTAGACCAGTATTTTCTGTTAAAAAGGGAGCTCACCATTATCAACGGACACAGCAACGTAGGTAAGACCACCATGGCGCAGTTCCTGATGGTGGCATCAGCGGTTCAGCATGGATGGAGATGGGTGGTCTACTCTAGCGAGAACAAGACAGCATCCTTTAAGATGCGTCTTATGGAGTTCTTACTTGACAAGCCCATTGACATGATGAATTACGATGAGCGCACGGTAGCATTTAAGTGGGTTAACAAGCACTTTACCGTCATAAGCAACGCGCAGGTATACAGCTACTCCGACCTGCTCATTTTTGCAGAGAAGCTAGTACGTCAAGAGCGGTACGATGGATATCTTATTGACCCCTACAACAGCTTGAAGATTACGATGGGTAAGAACAATCAAGGCATCACCTCCCACGAGTACCACTATGAGGCGGCATCCGAGTTTTTAACCTTTACAACGCAGAACGACATTGCCCTTTGGGTAAACGCTCACGCTATCACCGATGCCATTCGCCGTAAGGGCCCCGATGGACTACCAGTGGCCCCGATGGCGGAGGACACCGAAGGTGGGGGCAAGTGGGTCAACCGTGCTGACTCTGTACTCACATTTCACAGGAAGGTCCAGCACCCTGAACCAGACATCCGATTCAGAACGGAGATACACGTAAGGAAAGTGCGGAACACCGAAACAGGAGGTGGCAATACGCCCTATGACCAGCCCGTTCTTTTTGAGCTTAACTACACGCGCACTGGAATGAACCCGATGTTCGGCAAGAAAACTTTTAGGCCAATGCACTTGAATTCAGGGAGCATTGACCTAACTTAGTACCAGTGAACTATGAAAACATTCAAATCATTCTACCAAAACCGCCCAGCCTTAACGTATACTATGCGGGTCGCCACTTTATGGTCCGTAAAAAACATAAGGAAGTCTATTGGAAATACATTTCAGCAGCGCTTGCGCCGTTTGGCAAATTTCATCTGGAACGATTTTCTATTGCTGTGCGCTACAATTGTCGCTATGATGTTGATAATGCTATATGTTGTAGTAAATTCCTTGCTGATTATCTACGAAATTATGGCTACGTCCCTGACGACACTCCAAAGTATTATCTCTCGCAAGAAACCCGCTTCGACGCGTCGCTCCCCAAAGAGCAGTTCCTAGTAACCATTACATCTCATGGACAAAAAGGAACTGAGCAAGACCTACTTCATGGCGACATCGAGGATAGCAAACGCAGCAACACTCCTGTACGAAAGCCTGCACGACGAAGCAGGAAGAGCAAGGACTGACGCAGACAGGCTTCACAATACCATACGCAAGTTCAAGAGGGAGATAGACAGCGAGTTTGATATGATTCGCTCCGCATTATTGGAATACCACGATGATAACTCTGATATTTCTTGATGGCCTAAACGGCATCAACTACCACAGATTGATGACCCCGTTTCTTCGCCTAAAGGCAGAAGAAGGAATCAACATACACTTTTTCTCGAGCTTCGATGAGCTCAAGGAATTTGATATGACAAAGGTTGGTAGCGTGGTAGTATCTAGAAGGTGTACCGTCTCCAACTACGGGTCCTTTAAGCGTTGGCTAAAGGGATACAAGGTGAAGCTTATCCTCGACAACGACGACTACTGGGTGCTGCCCGATGACAACCCCGCAAAGGAGGTATACAAAAAGCAGATATCCCGCGAGATTCTAGCAACCATTAGGATTGCCGATGAGATATGGACACCCTCTGAGGCGCTCGCCCATAAGATGCGAAAGGTAAATAAAAATATACCTTACAGGATTATCCCCAACACCGTGCATGAGCAGGAAGAGCAGTGGGCTGACCAAGAGAAAGACCCAAACCCCAATGGGCTGGTTCGCTTTGGATATTTAGGTGCTAACGGGCATCAGAAGGATTTGCTATCAATGGGGATGACCTTTGAAGACTACGAGCTATACTGCATGAACCTTATGGACTATCCGGATATTCTTCGTGCTAAATACACGATGTATCCAAAGGACATCCATCTATATGCGCAGCTCTACCGACACTTTGATGTGTCGTTATCGCCAATAATAAACACCAAATTCAACAGGTGTAAGTCCAACCTAAAGGTGATAGAGGCAGGGTATACCAAGACAGCAATCATAGTGTCAAACGTCACCCCATATAAGGAGGCGGTGATTCACAACAAGACGGGCATAATATGCTCGACCCCAGAGGACTGGAGGACAGCTGTTAAAGAGATGACCCTTGAGAAAGCGCAAAACCTTGCTGGAGAGTTATACGAGTACTGCAAGAAGCACTACGATATATCCTTGATAAACAAGGAGCGGCTAAAGGGATTAGTATAGCTCGTTGCAGCCGCAGCGTTCCGCGAAGAAGCTGTCTATCTTAGCAACCTTCCGCAGTATATCTTTCTCGCGCTTACGAGCAATTACCTTCGCTTCAGGGGTCGAGTCGCAGTTGGCAAACAAAGATGCTGCCTGCTGGAGGAGATTATCAATCTCCTCTCTCTTACTCTGGTTGGTGTAGTATTCCCATTCCATTGGACGTTTTTTTTCGGCAATAGCCATTACTTCCTGACTCAAAGTTAGTTATATTTTGTAATTAAACAATGGATGAACGAAGTCGCTGAAGTGCAATAAGCAACAGCAATGCTATCAGTATAAAAAACGATATTTTATACACCTTGTAATACCAAGGAATGGGTAGCACCTTCACCTGTGGTGGGCACTCTACGTGGATATAGTGGGGGACCCTGATGGTCGTTGTCTTGGCGGAGACGGCAAGTTTTTTCTTGCCGTTCCCATCTACGATTGTCTTTATAGTAACTGCTATAGAGTCGCTCTGAACGACTACGCTATCGCCTACGGCGGGAACCTCTACCGTGTCTACTATTGTTATTTGTGGCATCGTAATCGTATCCCATTTCGTAACAACCGTGGGCGCCGACAATAGTGTCGGGTCCTTTGCTATGGCTTTTTTCATGTGCCAGTTTGCGGAGCACCCTATGAAAAACGGTATTGTGAGAATCAGTAAAAAGCATCTTTTAATTGTGTTGTCCATCATAGCTCAAATAATACGAAGAATGCAAATCTACCCCACAGATATAGAGCAACTCCAGTACGCCATTGGTCATTTGCTTTTTTTACCGCAGCCTCAGGCTCGAGACTAGCCTTGCGGAGCATCTCCATAGTTCGGACATTCTGTGTGGCGAGAGAGTCGGCAATAGATTTCATATCGCGATAGTCTACGCTTACGGAGTCAATCTCTTTCTTTAGCCTTACGAATCTGTTGTTCATCGCAGCGGCCTGAGACATCTTCAGAACGACCACTGTATCACTCCCCTCCACCCGTTGAATCGGGTAGGATTGCGAGTACATTGAAAGGCTGAGCAACAGGCTCAGACTTAATAGCAACAATCTCATCTTGCATTACTTTAACTTGTTCCACCAACTGCTTCTTTTCCATCTCCAGTGCTTGAATTGATTCTTTCATCTTGCTTACGCCCTCGGCTACTTGCTTGTCAGCACGCTGCGATACCGCTGCGGCCTTGCGCATGGTGCCATGTGATTTCTCTATAAGCATATCAACGGGGTCAGCTTTAGCGGGAGCAGTTCTCTGCTCCGCAATCACGCTGCCAATGGCGATACCGATGATGAAAAGCAGGAGTATGTGTCTCATTTCGTTTGGATAAGCATTTCGTTCTTAGCACTTGTGTATGCCAGCGCGGAGTCA